ACTGTATCGCACCCACCCATCCCCCACCCCCGCTCAGTGCTGACAGGTTCCATGCCCGCGTATATATTACTAATTCCCACGAACAAATCTGATTTTCCCAGAACCGCACCCCCACCCCCTCTACACAGGAAGACCCCCCCTATAGGAGTCCCAAACACTTGTAATAAAAATTTTTTTCTGGTATATATGCGTTTCGGTGAATAACCTGCGATCAGACATGACACTTGTACTCAAGCCAGAGCTAGGTATTGCCATTCCTGATGACATAAAACAGTTAGATTTACCCGACCGAATGGAAGCCGCTGCTAACACGGCCATAGCACTAGAAGCTCACGGGGTAGACATTAGCCCCAGCAGGGAAGATAGGGATATTGCTGCGGATCTAACTCACGCCTATGCGGATAATCCTGAGAACACCTCTAAAAAAGCCAACGCAAACCGAGTATCCGAACTAACTCCCGCTTCTGTTGTGTTAACGAGCAACCTTTTACAAGAGTTTGGACACGCAGTTGTAGAATCTTCGCTACAGGTTAGGCACCTAGTAACAAACAAGTTGCTTCTAGAGACTGAAAACCCCGACCCTAAGCATAGAATCAAGGCTTTAGAGCTATTAGGTAAGATTTCTGATGTAGGTTTGTTCTCTGAGAAGTCTGAGATCACCATAACGCACCAGTCCACTGACGATTTACGCGCAAAATTACGGGATAAGCTAGAGAAACTGGTAAATCCGCAAGAAGAACTAGAAGAAGTCGTTGTATTTGATGGAGAGTTTGTAGATATCGAAGCAGAACTAGGTCTTGATGACGACGATGACGACGATGACGACTACGATGAGTGAGGAGGACTTCTCAGAAGGGGAGATTCAGCATATGCTGGATAATATTGACTCTTTTTCTACAAAAGAAGTGGTAGAGATCAACCGCATTGTAGATGAACTGTCTTCCCGTAGTCAGAATAAGCGGGCTTATGACGATCTAATAGAATTTTGCAAGCGAATGCAGCCAGACTACATAGTGGGGAAACATCACAGGATTCTTGCTGATATGTTGATGGATATTGAGAGGGGGGCCAAGGATAGGGTCTGCGTGAACATACCACCGCGCCACGGTAAGTCACAATTAGTGTCAATATTCTACCCAGCGTGGTTTTTAGGGCGTAATCCCACTAAGAAAGTGATGATGGTGTCACACACCACAGATTTGGCGGTAGATTTTGGGCGTAAAGTCCGTAATCTAATATCAACAGAGGACTACACACAAATATTCCCCACGGTGAAGCTAGCAGTAGACTCTAAATCGGCTGGCAGATGGAACACAAACTCTGGTGGGGAGTATTATGCCTGTGGTGTAGGCTCCGCACTGGCGGGTCGTGGTGCTGATCTACTGTTGGTAGATGACCCACACTCTGAGCAGGACGTGATTAACGGTAACTTTTCTACGTTTGAGAAAGCCTACGAGTGGTATACGTTCGGCGCACGTACTCGCCTAATGCCGGGGGGTCGTGTAGCTATAGTGCAGACACGCTGGCATATGGATGATCTGACAGGACGTGTTGTTAAGGATATGTCTAAGAACGAGCGGTCTGACCAGTTTGAAGTCATAGAATTTCCTGCGATATTGGAGGTCGAGGACGAAGAATCCGAAGAAATAATAGAAAAACCCCTGTGGCCGGAGTTTTTTGATCTTGAGGCGTTACTTCGCACTAAAGCGTCTATGCCTACATTTCAGTGGAATGCTCAGTATCAGCAAGAACCCACCGCTGAAGAGGCTGCGTTAGTAAAGCGTGAGTGGTGGAATTTATGGATGCCTGAAGATCCACCACAATGTGAGTATGTAATCATGTCACTTGACGCTGCGGCAGAGAAACACAACCGCGCTGACTATACAGCGTTGACTACGTGGGGCGTTTTTCTAAACGAAGACACAAACGAATATAATATAATATTGCTAAATAGTATTAAACGGCGTATGGAGTTTCACGAGTTAAAAGAACTAGCTATGCAAGAGTACGCAGATTGGGAACCGGATTCGTTTATTGTGGAGAAGAAGAGTTCTGGTGTGGCCCTTTACCAAGAAATGCGTAGGATGGGACTGCCTGTATCAGAATATACCCCTCATAGGGGGTCAGGTGATAAACTAGCGCGGTTAAACTCCGTATCTGATATTGTAGCGTCTGGTCTGTGTTGGGTTCCCCAGACACGTTGGGCGGAAGAAGTAGTAGAAGAGATAGCAGGGTTTCCGTTTATGAGCAACGATGACTTGGTGGACTCCACAGTCATGGTGTTAATGCGGTTTAGGCAAGGCGGATTTATACGACTACCTAGTGATGAAGTAGAAGAACAACGATATTTCAAGCGCACTAGCAGTGGGTATTATTAAGAGGTTAAATTATGGCGATTGAAAAAGGTATAAGTGTTGCACCTCAAGGTATAGACGAAGCAGCTCTTGAAGAAGAAACTCAACAGTTGGAGATAGAGATCGTTAACCCTGACATGGTGACACTAGACGATGGTAGCGTAGAGATAACCTTGATCCCCGAAGGTAGCTCTCTAGGCTCATTGCCGTTTGAAGGTAACCTAGCGGAAGAGTTAGAAGAAGATTACTTAGCAGAGTTAGCAGATGAGCTTACAGACTTAATAGATTCGGACATAGACAGCCGTAAAGAGTGGGCTGACATATACGTCAAAGGCTTAGACGTTATAGGGTTTAAATACGAAGCACGTACAACACCTTGGGAAGGAGCCTGTGGAGTACACTCTACCGTTCTAGCCGAAGCTGCAATACGGTTCCAAGCAGAAACAATGAGTGAGACTTTCCCTGCGGCTGGCCCAGTTAGGGTAAAGGTGTTAGGGGACGAGACTAAAGAAAAAGAAGAAGCCGCACAACGTGTCAAAGCTGACATGAACTACGAGCTTACTGAGAACATGGTGGAATACCGCCCCGAACATGAGCGGATGCTATACAGCCTAGGACTCGCAGGATCGGCGTTTAAGAAGGTTTATTTTGATCCTACCCTAGGTAGGCAAGTAGCCATTTATATCCCAGCAGAAGACGTTATAGTGCCATATGGTGCCTCTAACATAGAGTCTGCCGAGCGCGTCACGCATATCATGCGTAAGACCAAGAATGAGATCCGAAAGTTACAAGCAAATGGGTTCTACCGTGACATAGAGCTAGGAGAGCCACAGACTTTCCATACCGATATTGAGGAGAAGAAAGCCGAAGATGGTGGGTTCTCTCTTACCGACGATGATCGGTACTCAATGTACGAGATTCATGCAGATATTGTTATTGAAGGTGTGGACGAGGACGAAGAAGAGATAGCCAAGCCCTACGTTATCACTATGGAACGCGGTAGTAACGAGATACTAGCTATACGTCGTAACTGGAACCCTGACGACGAGTTGATGCTAAAGCGTCAGCACTTTGTGCATTACGTGTATGTCCCCGGATTTGGCTTCTACGGCCTTGGACTTATACATATCATAGGTGGGTACGCTAGGGCAGGAACCTCGCTTATACGGCAATTGGTGGACGCTGGTACGCTCGCTAACCTCCCCGGAGGTCTAAAGTCTCGTGGACTGCGGATTAAAGGCGATGACACGCCCATAGAGCCGGGAGAGTTTAAAGATGTAGACGTACCGTCAGGCAGCATTCGTGAAAACATTATGCCGCTTCCTTATAAAGAGCCAAGTCAAACTTTATTATCTTTGCTAGACCAGATTACTAATGAAGGTCGTAGGTTAGGTGCTATTAGTGACATGAACATATCTGACATGTCGGCTAATGCTCCAGTGGGTACTACGCTAGCATTGTTAGAAAGAACATTGAAGCCTATGGCAGCAGTACAGTCTCGTGTTCACTATGCGATGAAGCAAGAGTTTAAAATGCTCAAGGCTATCATTTCAGAATACGCTTCTGAGAAATATGATTATAACCCTTTGCGAGGAGAAGTAAGGGCTAAACGGTCTGATTACATGATGGTATCTGTAATCCCCGTAAGTGACCCTAATAGCTCTACGATGGCTCAGAGGGTTGTACAATATCAAGCAGTGTTGCAGATGGCGCAACAGGCTCCGCAGATATATGACTTACCGCAACTACATCGTCAGATGATCGAAGTGTTAGGTATAAAAAATGCTGATAAGTTAGTGCCGGTTAAGGAAGATATAAACCCAACAGATCCCGTAAGCGAAAACATGAACGCTTTGACAGGTACGCCGATACGAGCGTTTATCCACCAAGATCACGATGCTCATATAACGGCACATCAGGCGTTCCTACAAGATCCTATGATTGCTCAAACAATCGGACAGAACCCACAAGCACAACAAATCATGGCTGCGCTACAAGCGCACATTGCAGAACATACTGGGTTTAAGTACCGCAAACAGATAGAAGAAAAGTTAGGAGTACCGTTGCCACCACCTAACGAAGAGTTACCAAACGATGTTGAAGTGCTGCTGGCAGGGGTAATTGCAGACGCAGGTAAACAACTTACTGAACAGAACAAACAAGAAGCAGCTCAAAAACAAGCGCAAGAGCAGCAACAAGACCCTGTATTTCAGATGCAGCAAGCAGAGTTACAGGTCAAACAACAAGAAGTACAACGTAAAGCCCAAAAAGATCAGGGCGATATGCAAATGAAGCAAGCCGAACTACAACTTAAAGCCCAGAAGATTCAAGCTGATACGCGGATAGACGAAGCACAGCTTAATTTAGATAGGCAAGAGTTGGAGATTGACGCTCAGAAAGCGGGCGCAAAGTTAGCTGCTGATAGACGTACAGCTAACACCAAACTTGACCTTGATCTTATGAAAGAGGTCACAAACAAGCGGAAGGAATAAATAATGGCTAAAACCGTCTTTGACGTGCTAAAAGAAAAAATCGAGGACGATATGTCTTCAGCAACTAATTTCCTAGGTAATGGTGGAGCTAAAGACTTCGCTCAGTACAAGGAGATAACAGGAATGCTCCGAGGTCTCACTTCCTGTATGAACCACGTAAATGACCTCTCGCGCAACTACTTGGAAGATGACAATGACTGAATTAAGTGCAGTTCCAAAGCAAGAAGAAACAACAGAAGAAGAGTTAGAAGCCCAACTACCAACCCCTGTTGGCTACAGAATACTAGTAGCTATGCCACAGGTAGAAGATACCTATGGTGACAGTGGGATTCTTAAATCTAGTAGAGAAGTACATCTAGACACAGTGATGTCTACTATCGGTCTTGTGTTAGATATGGGTAGCGAAGCCTACACAGATAAGAAGCGGTTTCCTCAAGGCCCGTGGTGTGAACAGGGTGACTACGTGATGTTCCGTATGAACACAGGTACAAGGTTTAAGGTAGGGGGTGTTGAGTATCGTTTAATGAACGATGACTCGATTGAAGCAGTTGTAGCCGATCCTCGTGGCGTATCACGAGTGTAAAGGAGTAATATATGCCGTTCCAAAAAGTAGAGTTTGAGTTCCCTGATGAAGAGAATGAAAAGACAAATATAGAGGTAGAGCCTAGTGATGCTATAGAGATAGACATCTCAGGTAAACAACCAGAAAAACCGCCTAAAAAGGAGGTTACAGACGATGAGTATGAAATTGAAGTTGTTGACGATGTACCGAAGTCTGACCGTAAGCGTAAACCTTCGGCTCCTCCAACTGAGGTTACAGATGAAGAGCTGGAAGACTACTCTGAAAAAGTACGTAACCGGATTAAGCATTTCAGTAAAGGCTACCATGACGAGAGGCGAGCCAAAGAACAAGCAACAAGAGAGCGACAAGAGTTAGAAAAGTACGCTAAAACTCTTATTGAAGAGAACAACCAGTTAAAAGGTACCGTTGATAAGAACCAAGCAGCCTTGTTAGAGCAAGCTAAGAAAACTGCTGCTGGAGAGACGCTTATTGCCAAACGGCAATATAAACAAGCGTATGAAGCAGGAGACGCAGACAAAGTACTTGAAGCACAAGAAAAACTTACTGCTGCTAACATAAAGACAGACAAACTAAAGAATTTTACCCCTCCTGCTTTACAAACAGAAGGAGATGCGGTACAAGTACAACAGGAGCAACTTGAACAACCTATCGTTGATGCTCGCGCAGAAGAATGGGCCAAAAATAATACTTGGTTTAATTCTGATCAAGAGATGACGGGTTATGCTAGAGGGTTGCACAATAAACTTATTGCGGAGGGGGTAGACCCTACAAGCGATGAATACTACGAGACTATAGATTCTCGTATGCAAAGTCTATTTCCCGATAGTTTTGAAGAAGGGGAGGTAGAAGAAACCAAGACTAAACGACAGCCAAATGTAGTTGCACCCGCTACGCGGAGCACGTCACCTAAAAAAGTGACATTAACGCAAACACAGGTAGCTATCGCTAAAAGACTTGGAGTTCCATTGGAACTATACGCCAAAAAGGTTGCTGAAGAGATGAGGAAAATATAATGGCTCAGAACAAACTAGATCGTACACCGAGAGAAAACGTAACTCGTGAAAAAACGGCCCGAAAGAAGGCTTGGTTGAAGCCGGAGGTTCTACCTTCGCCCAACGAAGAGCCGGGCTACGTATTTCGTTGGATACGTGTGAGTACGCAAGGTAATGTTGATGCCACTAACGTCTCTTCAAAATTGCGTGAAGGTTGGGAGCCTGTAAAGGCAGAGGATCACCCCGAAATTACTATGGTTACTACTGAACAAGAACGGTTCAAAGACAACGTAGTAATCGGAGGGTTAATGCTGTGCAAAGCTCCAGAAGAACTAGCTGAAGAGAGGACTGAGTACTATCAATCTCAGACCGATAATCAGATGCAGTCAGTAGACAACAACTTCATGCGAGATAACGATCCACGTATGCCGCTCTTTAATGAGCGGAAAACGAAGGTTACCTTTGGTAGAGGAACCTAACTTAACTTTTAATGAAGGATACATACTATGTCTTCTACAAGCGCAGGATATGGGTTACGGCCCGTAAGACGGCAGGATGGTACCGCTTATGCGGGCGCATCTGATACGTACTTGCTAG